AATTGTGGTGGCGCAAAATTATCTACATTTAAAATTTGTTGATTAAAATCTGGTCTTACAGATTCAGGTGTTACTACTGGTGCTTGTACTTGTGCAGCTACTGGTGTTGTAGGTAAAGTGGGTAAAGTGTAATTAGAAAAATCTGGTATATTTAAATCTTGATTGAAATCTGGTCTTACAGATTCAGGTGTTGCTACTAGTGGAGTTGGTACTTTTATATCTGCTCCACCTTCTACTACTTGTGTTGTATAAGCAGGTAGTTGGGGAGGTGCTGGTTCAAAATCTTTTCTACCATAATCCCTTTCAAAATTTTGATTACCAAAATCTTCATAGCCAAAATCACCATATCCTTGCCAGTCAATACTAGGAAGGCTTCCTTCATCGCTTCCACCACCTCCACCAATATTAGGTATAGATGGTATTTGTGGTTGCATTGTAAATGGATTGCCTTGAAATGAATTATATGCAAACGGATTAAAACCACCGCCATAACCTCCACCAAAGCCTCCGCCAAAGCCTCCGCCAAAGCCTCTTCCGCCTCCGCTTCCATATACTGGACCACCATAAAATTGTTGTGGTGGTTCATATCCTCTAATGCCTAAAGGTTGAAATGCTTGAACACCTTGATTAAGTCCTGCATATTGTTGTTGCAAAGATGGCATTCTTGGTTGAACCATTTGATTATTAAAACCTGTACGTTTACCGCCTCCGCCAATACCTACTCCAAAGTTTCCACCATAGTTTCCGCCACCTATATTTCCACCGCCAAAGTCAGGGATACCTCCGCCAAAGCCTCCGCCATAACCTCCGCCAAAGCCTCCGCCTTTACCAGAACTACTTTGTCCTCCCCCTTTGTCTCCTCCTCCTTTACTTGCCATTATTCTCTATTTCTAAATTCGTCAATGGCTTCATAAATTTCCATGCCACCTTTAGTTGCTAATGGGGCAATGCCTTCTACTCCTCTTATTACAGGATTATATTGTCTATTTAATTCACGAAATTTATTCATGCCTTCACTGCCAGTATCTCTTGGTCCATATGCTGTATCTAATGCTCCACTTTGTATCTGTTGTATTTCTGCTAATGATGGTGCTTGATAAGCTTGAGGAGTCATAACTTCATTTAAAGATTTTCTTCCCTGTCCTGTTGGATCAACCATTGGTGCAGACATAGCACTTTGTAATTGTCTTCTTAAAGATTCATCTTGTTTTCTCATTTCTAATGTTTGAGCACTTTCTTGTATTTCTCTTTGTGCTGGTGATCCACCAGTAGCCATTTTAATAAGACCACCATATGCCATTGAAGATATTTCTTCTTTTTCATCGTCACGATTTTTATATTGGTCATACAACATAGGAAGCATTCCCATAGCACCACCACTATCCATCAAATTTTTCATCATACCTAGACCCGAAAGATTTTCTATCATTCCACCGCCAGCAAAGTTAGGTGCATCAGGCAATACGTTACCACCTATCATGTCTTGCTCACCTGTGAATGCTGAAGCCATAGGATCAAATCCACCCATCATAGTTCTTTGTTCTGTTGGCATGTATGGTCCTTCGTATGGGTATGGATTTTCTTCTTCTGGCATATCCATATCCATTGGTACATACATTTCACCAACCATACCTGATGCTGCTTGTGGTAGATTACCCATTAAAGCTTGCCCTTGAGTTAACCCTGTAGGGGCTGCCCCACTTAACATATCTGCCGTTGCTCCTTGGGTTAATCCTAATTGACTACTAACATTACCTAAAAATCCTTGAGGTGCTGCACCAAGTTGTGTTATTGCTTGTTGTGAAGGACCAGTAGCTTGTGCTAATTTTCCTATTGTACTTACATCAGGTACTGCTGCTTGTGTAATTTCTCCAGCTGCACCTGTAATATCAGCACCAGCTACAGGCATCATCTTACCTAGTAAACCACCTGTTAAACCACCCATAAGCCCAGCAGTTAAACCTTCTTTAAGACTACCTCCTTCAGCTATAGTACCTACTCCAGTACCTATTGCTCCTGCTACTAGAGGACTTAAAGAAGCACCAATACCTGCTGCACCTAATAAACTTGGTGCAAGCAAAGAACCTAGAAGGGGCAAAAATGCTTCTGGTTGCCCAGTTGCAGGGTTAGTTGTTAGCTGTCCTGTTGGGGATAATTGTGCCAAAGCATTAACTTCTATAGGATTCATGTGTACTAACATTGAATCGCCATAACGACCTTGGGTTGCTAGCTGTTGTGCAGTTTTTTGTAATGGAAAATTACTCATAGTGGTCTCCTAATCTGTTTCCAACACACCTATTACGATGTGAAATTTGTTAGCTGTACTCGCAGTTAACTTTATTATATCTGATTCATCTAAAACTAAAACCTCTCCATTGGTTAAAAAACCTTTACGAGTTGTCGCAGCAATAGATTCAATATCCCAAGTAACTGTAGCACTTGCGCTTGTATCTGTCACTTGAACTGTTAATGTCATAGCACTACTGCCATCTACATTGTATGCACTTAATGTTTTAACTATAGCAACCTTATCATTAGGTACTGTATATACACTTGTTGCATCTGTACTTGTTAGAGTTGTTAATACTTGTTTATAGTTATTTGCCATTAAGATATAAACCAATTATAAGTATCTTGTACTTCTCTTATTTCTTGAGGGGAATTAAACTGTTGGAAGTTTAAACGCAGTTGATTAATGATCCTTATAAAATATTGTTGATCATATTCTTCTTTAGGTAATTCTAAAGGAGTCTTTACATTGAAGTTATCTGTTGTCATCTTCTTCCATCTTCTTTAATATCAAACCTAGTATCACCTAATCGCCATCTATTATTAGCATCTACACTTTCTACTCTTAATCGCATTTGTCTTGCTCTTGCTCTAACATGTGCAACTCCAGTATTAGATGTAATGGTTGCAGTAGAAGCAGTGTTTAAACTACCTAATGGATAGTCTCTAGTTTTTATTGAATAAGTTAATTCTGGATTATTATCTGTTCCTATAAATGCAACATCTGGTATTAACCTTTTGATATGCATAAATTGATTACCATCACCCGCATCAAAGTCTGCACTTTCTATATAAGCTGTCATAGCAGAACCATCATCATTAGAACCTGTCTCTTGATCGTATAAATAATTTGTTGTACTTCCACTTGAACCAGCACCTATTGGTGTATCAGTAGAAGAACCAGCATCTATCCAAGCAGTTCTTGCCATTGTTCCTATAGTCCAAGTCTGTTCTAAATAATTATAAGTAACGTATTTATCTATTTCAAGAGAGTTACTTGAACAATAAAACCATGTTACTTCATTGAATTGTGCATTTCTAGTTGCATGTACTTTCCAAGTTTGTCCATAATTAAAATCATCAAATACATATGCTCTTACAGAACAAGGTAAAGACTGAACACCTCCTGAATATACATAGAAATTATCTTGATCCATAAAGTATATAGCGTTATTAGCATTGATTGCAGCTTGTGGTGATACCATGCTTACACCTTCTGTAACTAAATTAATACCAAATATAAATGGCGGTCCAATATATTGCATACTGTATATAGCATTATCGGTGAATATAGCAATTTCTTGTCTAGTTCTAATACCACCTATAATTTCTGAACCAGCTGACAGTCTTAAACTTCCTGCTGTATTATCTGTTTTAGGTGTCCACATTGCTGCATCTTCTTGATTAGACCATCTTACTAACATAGGGTCTTGTGTTGTAGTACCTATAGTATTTGCACCTAAACAAATTACATGTCTATCTATTTCTGATACTAATATTTGATTTGCTGTAGTTGGTACATCTGAAGCACCAGATAATGCTGTAAAATTAATTGATCTTGTAGATACTCCATCTGATTTAACCCAATAAAAAATGCCTCCACCTCTTGGGTTTACTATCATATCTTGTCCAAAGTTATCTATAGTCCATAATCTTAATTGTGATGTAAAACTATTTACACCACCCCCCCAAGAACTTTGATTCCAATAACCAGAACCAAAACCTAAACCATTTGTAAAATTATCTGCACCTACATTTAATTGATATGCACCATCTACACCAGAACCACCATTTCCAGTATCACTGCTATTAGCTGTAACAGTATCTTCATCTGTATCTTTTGCTATAAAGGTATATGTATTTACAGATGGAACTGAAACAATTTCATATTCTTGATTTAAAACATTTGCTGTTATTAAACCACCTAAGCTTACTGCTCCTGCAATAGTAACAAAGTCTCCTGCACCTGCACCATGATTTGAATCTGTAGCAGTTATAGTTGAAGAACCATTAGTTGCTGCAAACACAATGCCATTGGTTGTGGTTGCTCTAATAGGAGTTACATCATTAAAAGTATTTCCTTGTTTTAAATATAGTTTTAAGTTTGTTCCTAGTCCTAGGAATTGATCACTATCTAAAGCAACCCATTGGTGTAATCTTCTGCCAGAACCTAAATAAGAATTAAGAGAAGTTTTAATCCATCCGCCTATTTTTTCTGGTCTACCTTGTCTAAATCTTACTTTATCACAATCAAACCAACTACCTTCATTGCTATAAGAAGTACCTTCTTTATTTATGCCGGGTTTTAATGTGTACCTAGCTAGAGGCATATTACTTTTCTTTAGCCTTACCTATGTTCAAAGCTAGTACATCAACAAACTTATACAGTTTGCCAATCCAAGCATCGTCTTTAGGTGTGGGTGTAGAAGCTGCCACTAAGCTAGCTACTGTTACTATCATTGTTATGTACGTTAACGCGCTTACAATCAT